TCACAGACTAACGTGACGATGGCTAACCGTCCAGCAGTAGACATAGGGTTCAGTATGACGGGTATTACAGCTTTATTGGATTTACACCAACTCCATAAGGACTGGAACGGTGATCCAGTAAAGACGATGCCTAACACGATTATTTACTCGCCACAGAAGATTAATAAGGCTATCCAGATTTTTGAGAGTGCACTGGAGCCTTTCACAGCAGAGAATCAAGATAATGCGGTTAAAAAGCGTTTAGCTGGTACTAAGCATGTTGTTTCACACTTCAAAGCTCTTACTGAATCATACTTCTTAGTGGATAGTAAATTAAACGATGCCCACTATGAAGTTAGGCGTCCTGTTGAGTTTGACGATACATTTGACTTCAACACAGACGCTGCTTTGTACAAGACTAGCACACGTTTCTTGATCTGGTTTGTGGATTTCCACGGCTGGACTGGCGCCTTCCCCACCTAATAGTGAAAGGAGATTATTTATGGTTTGGACTGCATCTCCTATCGCCATTAGTGGGCATAGACCATCTAACGTCGTTTGGGCTTTGTATAACGACGCGAATGGTGATGACGCTGGCGCATTTGCTACTGGTGGTGATGTATTACTCGCTACTGCTGCTGCTGCACTTAACATAGGAGATGCTGTTTTCTTGTCAGCAGCATTTACTGTTAATAAGTCAGCTGTAGCAGGTAATCAAGTATTAGTTGCTGGTGTTGTTGTTGGTGGTGTACCTCGTACTGTTGAATCAGCAACTATGGAAGTATTTCAGCGTGCTGGTGATATTGGTCTACAAGCTGCTGCTACTGGCGATCCAGTATTAGTATGTGTATCTGGGTTATGCGTAGTAGTAGCTGATGGTGCTATTTCTGTTGGAGCTAGTTTGAAGTTATCAACAGCTACAAGTGGTAGAGTCACCACAGCGACAGTAGCCACAGACGCTGGAAAGATATTGGGTAAAGCGTGGGACGCTGCTGCTGCTAACGGTGATAAGATAAGGGCGTTAGTCGCGTTAGCTTAACGTAATAAGTTTATTAAAGGAGTGATTATGAAGTTCCCGCTCTTAATCGGAGCTAGACCGTTATTTGTAAAGAAGGGTCCCACAGTACCATTAGGAAATGGTAGATGGATCATTGTTACAGATCATACAACGTCATGCCTTTCGTTGTGTGCTTATAATGGTGATTCATCTACCCTTCTAAAAACTAAGATGGGTGGAAACTCGCTTAAAATATATGGGCCCGCTAACGTGTACATAGAAATTGATAAAGCTGGCGATGAGAATGAAATTAACGCACATGCGGAGTTAATTAATGACACTGGTCCTGGCTGACTTAGAAGCTGAATTAGAGGAACATTTAGGTATTGATTCCTCTGATATTGGCCAAGCTCCTTGGACTATTGATCGTATTGACTTATTACTAAACAGAGCATTCTGGGAGATTCAATATAAGTTCCCATTTAGAGAGAAAGAATTAACTGCTACATTCTCCACTGTAATCGGTACACGTTTGTACGCCCTCCCTGTTCCATTTGAATCCTTACGTCAATTATCCATTGAAGATTTGAATGATTTTTCGCACAGCCCACTTCAACGTACGACTATACATGACTACGAAAGCAGATTTGTTAATGATCCAAGTGGTAATGAGCAGGATAAGCCCCAATTTTACACGCGCGAGGGCACAGGGATACGTTTGTTACCCACTCCCGACAAAGTTTACACTATTACAATCAAATATAAGACAACACTTGCAGACCTTAGTGTCGCAAACAACGTCCCTGTCATACCACAAATCTGGCATGAAATAATACTCTATGGTGCGTTGTGGAGAGGGTTCTTACGTTTAGGTGATTATGCAAGGGCTCAGCAATCACGGGCTCACCAGCGTGAATTAATAGCAGAAATACAGCCTGTGGAAGCAAAAGAGGAGACTGATACACACTTAGGTGGCTTAGATGTAGCTTGGGATGATTCAGCTTCTTCGCCAACACGTGTTAAACTAGATGCGTTTGGTGATCCAATTAGGCCATAATATATGTCACTACATAACAAAAGAAGAACTGATCCAGACTATAAGAAGTTACCAATAGTAGAAGCCGTGTATCAATTAAGGTTCCTGTGGTGGTTAGCTGGCGTATTCTTCGTAGCCTTTGGTTTCAACTTTAAGACTCCTGCTCAGCATTTCAAAGACATAGAAGTAAGAGCTGATTCTAGTTATGTTACTTTAAATAGTAGAATAACTACTGTAGAGAAGCAGCATGAATCAATAGAACGTTATTTAACTACATTAGTGTATTCTATCTGTACAGCTAGACCTAGACATGATGTAGCATTAACACGGCTTCCTTGTGATTCATTACTAAACACTAGATAACAAGCGATAGTAAAAAGGAGATTAAGATGGCTGAGAGGTATCGCTGGTCTAAGCCAGATATAGCTCTGGTTGCTGCAACCGCTAAAACAGTGGTAGAGTTACAAACAGCAGCTACTAGACGCGCATGGATTTGTGGTTGGTGGATTTCATTTGATGGTTCTACTGCTACTAATACTCCTGCTCTTGTAGAATTATTACGTGCATCCGCAGGTATCACAGGAACAACATTAGCAGCTAACCCTGTTGATGTTGCTGGTGTTGCAGCGGTAAGCACAGTGAAACACACAGCTACAGTTGAGGGTACTCCTACTACTATTCTAGATAACTGGAGAGTACCTCCAACAAGTGGTGTTCAAGTACCATTTGAACAAAGAGATTATATATTAGTTGGTGTGTCGGCTTTTTGGAGAATTAGAGTTACTGCTCCTCAAAACGTTAATTGCACGGTTGGGTTCTGGTTTGAAGAATAATAGGGGGAGCAAATCATGCAAACTGATGTAGATAAAATAGCCACTACCCTGATACGAATGGGTAGAATGGCTAAAGAAATGCCTCCATCTTGGGATGGAGCTAAATGTAGAACGTTAGTAGGTGGGCCTAGTTTTGAGCATGTAGGCTACTTATTACCAGGACGTGGTTTACAGTTAGACTGTGATTTAAAATATTTAGGCATTAAAAAACAGATACCATATGTATATCAGAAAACTATAAGAGAGAAGTTATTTGAAATATTACATTCAGAACGTGGTGCCATTGCTACCTACGATGGCATCATTAATGCTCGTGCTAGTGGTCAGTTTAATGATGTTCCATTTACTAAGAATACACTTACAAGTGTAGCTACTCAATGGTCTAGTTTACTTAGAGCAGGTGGTCAGCCCGCTGCAATGGTTTTCAACAGCACCACTGCTCCAACAGAAACAGCTACAGATCGTGCAACAACTGGTGCACTCTCTACAGGGCTAATTAATCCGTCTGGTTCTAATCGTAAGTATTTACTTACGTTTGGATTTGGTAGTTCTAGCACTATCAACTTTGCATTATTAATAGATGTACATGTACAAGGTGGCTCATTTAGGCTAACTGTAAGTACAGCCGAAACAGTAGCGTCACCAGTCACAGTAATTAGAAATTATGGAAACGCTGCCACAGGAGCAGGAAACTGTATTAGCTTCGTTGAAACGACAGCTTCATCAGCAACAGCACACACACTTACAGTATCGTATAAGAATCAGGTTGCTTCAGCTACTAGTGTCAACTTTGCTGCTCCTGCTACCGCTGGTACTATTGACGGGCTATATCCTGTTGGCTCGATGAATTGGTTTATACCGTTAGCTAGCGGCGACTTTGGAGTACAAAGTGTATCCGCAACTCAAAGTAATACTATATTAGCTGCTGGTGTACTTGCATTAGTATTACACTATCCATTAATGTTAGTTCCTGGTATTACAGCTAATGTATATATAGAACGTGACTCAACTGTTCAGATTGATGCTCTCACTGAGCTAGCTAACTCATCTCAAGTATTAGGGTGCTTGGGAGTATTTGTATTTACTAACGGTACATCAACTGGTCAGTTTACTGGCATGTATAGAACGTGTGAGGGATAGCTATGATAGTAGGTTGTACAACCGGACCCGGTGGTACGTTTATTGGTGGCGCAGCGTTAGAAACAGGATGTTTGTATCTTGGTTTAACAAACACTATGATTCTAGCGGGCTTTTCCGCTTCTGCATTAATAATGCAAAGTGTCGAGTCTTGTGGTATGTTTGCGTTACGACGGCACAGGGCTAAGTTTGGTGGCACTCAACCTAAGTTAGCGTTTGATAGAGAACGTTTATAAATAATGCCATCTAAATACCAAATACCTATTAGATTTAAGACACAGGCAGCTTTATTATATCCTGTGTCTATTATGGTATTTGGACTACCATATACTGAACCACAGTTACCTCCTAAGGTAATCACTACAAGTGTTGCTAGTCAGCCTTCTAGCACACCGAAAGTAACTATAAATAGTCTGCCGTCGCAATTAGAAAATAGATTACCATACCAGTTCATATCTATAAAAGTACCATCAGCTCCAAGCGGTACTCCTGCACCACGTATAGCTGTTTATAATTATCCTAAATTTGATAGTAAAGCTGAACCTATATTTGTACGTGCAACACCGCCTGTTCAGCAGCTTACTCCTAATGCTCCTGTTATAAGAGTATATGATTATCCACCTCCTCCTGTTAATAAGGCTGCTTTTGATGCTAGGATAGTTAAGCCAACAGTATTGCCGCCTGTAATTGTACCGACTGTTAACATTGTAAGTGTGGCTGTTCCAACTAGTGCTGTTGGCAGCACATTCCAAGTTGCTCATGGCTTAGCTAACACTCCACAGTTAATATTTGCTATACTGTCAGGACGTACAGAGGGCGTTGATACTGTTGCAGTAGATCACACTAGAAAGAGTTTTGGAGCCGCTACACAGCCATTAAATAGTGGTAAGTTAACACAATTCTGTGTTGGCACTGAATCTGATAACAACGTAGCATTAACATCAAGCTCCGCAACATTAGAGCCTAATATAGCTGCTGTGATGAAGAATGGGACTAACCCTAACACACACGCTATTGCTGGTTCATGTGCCATTCAATCAATAGATGCTACAAATATAACGTTTGTTATCAAAACTCAATTTGATCAGAGTTATCGGTTAATATTACAGATATTTGCAGATGATTTAGGCTTTACTTGGTTACAAATGTCTAACTATAACGCTCCGTTAGTTAGCGGTACTCAGGCTATTACTGGAGTAGGATTCAAACCAGATTTCGTTCTGTTCTTTGGTCCACACTTTAGTCAAGGTGTTCAACAAGGACACATTGAAGGTTCCAGTGGTACGTTTATCGGATGTTGTGATAAGAATTTGAGCCAGTGGGCGTTAGCTAGTGGTGTAAATGATAATGGTGGTGGTACTTTAATAACATCCGCTGGTCGTGCTCGTAGTTACATGAAAGATGGCCAATGTATGGCTATCTTAAGTGCTAACCATTCTGCATTTAACTCTGTTGCTGCTTTACAGAGCTTAGATAATGATGGATTTACATTAAATTGGACAATTAATTTAGACGCTGGCCAGACTGTTGGTCGTGATTACATAGCGTTATGTATACAAGGTCCATCATTCTTAGTTGGAAACTATTTATCACAACTAGATTTAGCTGAGCATCAGGTTGTTAGTGGGATACCACAGCCTGAGGGTATATTAATAGCAAGCGCTAATAAGCCAGTTTCAGTATTGAATACGACAGATCACAATGAAAACTGGTCAATTGGTTTTGTCAGCGCGTTGTTCTCTATTAAGAATGAGCTACAGTATATTGGTCAAAAGGACGCACCGTGGACTCCTAATACTACTGCGTATACGGCTATACAATACGATAATAGTTATATCAACTTAGATATAACTGGAGCTGTTGTTGGTAAGGCTAGTGTTACAACTATAGTGAGTGATGGATTTAAAATAACTCACAGTGTAGCTGATCCAGCTCAGAATTTCATAGGTTACATAGCATACAGTAGAGCTATTCCACCAGTTACTAGGACAACTGTTACTAAGACAGTTAAGCCTAACGGTGGTGGTGATTACACATCACTAAACGCAGCATTACAAGGTGAATTGCTCAATAATAAGAATCTATATTTACATAATATCATCCTTGAATTAGATTGTTATGCTGGTTCTGATACCACACCCGTTAAGTTTCCAAGCTATAATGATCCTGTTGTGAAGGGTCGTGGTTATATCTCAACAGATAGTAATTATATATATGTAAAAGCTGTTGATGGACATGTTGGCTTAATGGATTACAGCGGTTCTAAGTATTTATTAGATCTAGTTAGTGTACATAGTTCACGTCCATTCCAAGTCAACTTAGAGAATGTATTTTTAGAGCAATTGCAGATTAGATTAACTGTAAGTGACGGAAGTGAAGGCGCAGCATATAATATGGCGACGACTGGACTAGTTGCGCCTACTAAGTGGGTATTCAAAAATTGTATAGCTAAGGCTGTACTATCTAATAATTCCACAGCCTTTGGATTTGAGCCTCCTAACATTCAATTTGATGTAGCTGGCGTAAAAGTATATTATATCAATTGTATCGCTTATGACTTCTTATCACGTGATAATCAATTTTCAGGATTTCAGACATATAATTGCGGTAATCAGCTAATAGTGCACATGAATTGTACAGCAGTAAACTGTCAACAAGGTTATCAAGATCATGCTGATGTTATACATATAAACTGTGCAGCATTAGGCTGTGACAATGGTTGGAATACAGCATTAGCGGCATTACATCCTGGACCTAATCCAGCAAGTGATTATAATTTCTCAACATGTGGCCCACCATCCTTAGGAGAGGTTGGCTATCCTGGGACTGACTTAGAAGTAGCTGTTGATCCACATGGCCCACATAGTGTTGGTGGATTACCAGCTTATGTTCAAGATTTACTAAATGGTATACCTATTCCTGTTCCAGGTGATTTAGCATTAATTGGACAGGGTGTAGATTTATCTACTAATCCATATTTCCCATTTAACACAGATGTAAGGGGAGTAGTTAGAACAGCACCTTGGACAATAGGTGCATTCCAAGTTGATGCAGCCACACCAGCTACTCAGAGTGTTAGGTGGACATGGGTTGGTGGTGTTACTGATACACACGCTGTTATCAGTATTAAACTAAACTTAACTGAGCCAAATGTTAAGTTAAGATTATCTACTGACCCATTGATGGCTAGTTATGGAACATATGGACCAGTAGCTACTAACTCTAATAATGTAGCCTCATTTAATGTTGGTATAGCTCCTGGCATAAACTATTATCAAGTTGAGATAGGTGGCGTACCAATAGGCCCGATAAACTCATTCACTGGTTTCCCAAAGGCTGATGTACCAGCTTCGTTCTCGTTTGTTTGCGGAGGTTGTGCGGATACTGGATCTAACACTAATTTATATACATATCTTAAGAGTTTGAATCCATTATTATACATAAACTATGGTGACCTACATTACTGGAATATCACAGGCAACGATATAACATTATATCGTAAAGCTATTGAAACCTCTATGCTATCACCTAAGCGTAGAGATATGTTATCAACGATGGCGATGGATTGGGTTTGGGATGACCATGATTACGGTAAAGATAACTCAGATTCAACTAGTCCGTCTAGACCAGCAGCAGTTGCGTCATATAGAGAGAATTTTCCATCGTACACATTGCCTGCTGTAGATGGTGCTATTTATCACTCGTTCGTAATAGGTAGGATCAGATTTGTTCTTACGGATTTACGATCAAATCGTGTTCCAGATGGCTCTATGATGGGAGATATTCAATTAACATGGTTCAAGAATGAACTATTAACAGCTAAACTTAAGGGTGAGCTAGTATTCTGGTTTTCTACTGTACCTTGGATAGCCCCAACTGGTGATAACTTCTTTGATAATTGGGGCGGCTTTGTTTTAGAGCGACAACAGATAAGTGACTTTATAGAGAAAAATGGTTTAGCTAATCAGGTTGTTATTTTCTGTGGCGACATGCATTCATGTGCCATAGATGATGGCACGCATGATAAATATAATACTGATGGAACAGGTAATGGTTGTGTAGTATTCTTACCATTCCCTGAAAATCAGACTACGCAGGTTTATGGTGGTGCATACACTCAAGGGCCTGTTACTCACAGTGGTGCTAGGTTGATGGGCTTTGCTGGTCATGTCACCGTAACTGACAATGGATTAGATTTAACAGTAAAATTTGATGTAGTGAATGAGCTTGGTACTGTACTAACGTTTAGCAAAAAGTTTATTGGATTAGCTCCAAATATATATATTGCTGAAGGTGATCCATCTAGCGTTACATTTACTGGAGAGACACCTGCTGCTACAACATATAGTGTAGAGAAGCCCGCTACTACTAATTACAATGTAGAGACTCCAGCGAACACACAATATACTATAGAGAAACCAATTGATACAAAGTATCAAGGTGAATAAAAATGGCTGAAACTAATCAATCCGATGCCACTATAAAACAAGGTATAGATATACCTCTGCGTGTTAATAAGCGATTTGTGTCTAAGATGCCTAAGAATACAACTACGCCTAATGTCAAAGATTTAGAGTACATAGTTACTAACAATGCTATTGCGACTAACTGGTCTAACTTCTTGAATGGTCGTGACGGGCAGCCACTTAATATTCTAGCTAACGATGCAAATACTACGCTTGTTAATAACGCGAATATTGTTACGAATACGGGCGCTAATAAATTACTTACTCAAGGTAAGGTATATAGGTTACACTTCTTCAAAGTCACAGGCAAATGGCACGAGGATGCTTAGTAATACAATGGTTCACAATTCTATAAATGATTTCGACTTAGCATTTAGATTCACAATGGGTGAGGAGGGAGTAAAATTTGACGAATTGGGAAACGTGATAGATAGCGGTTTAAATAACAATCCTAATGATCCAGGCGGCATAACTAACTTTGGATTCGCTCAACATTTTAATAAAGATATAGATGTTACCAAACTTACATTTTCACAAGCTAAGCAAAGAGCGTGGGCCAGATATTGGGTATTATCAGATGCAGACAGATTACCGTGGCCCACTAATATAATCATATTTGACACTTACTTTAACCAGTCTCCATCAGAGGCAGCTAATCTTAAGTTTGCTAGTAATTGGGAAGATATGTTGTGGGCTCGCTTAGCTCAATATGCAGCTAAACGTCCTTCTGATCCTAATTTTACACGTGACTGGTTGAACAGAGTATTACACTTACGCACGTTCATATTAGATAGAGGACACTGAAATGCCTTTTGCGTTTACGTGGACTAACACAGACCCCGCTGATCCTACAGCGGCTAATCTATTAGGTAAGGACATACGTGATCTAAGAGCTTCTATACAAGAGCGCATGGACAGTGTATTTTGTGATCCGGCTGGCTCTTGGTTAAATAGTGATCCTACACATGCGTTAAAGCCTGCTGCGCCTATTTTAGGTAACGCTAATAAAACCATTTTACTACATCATTCTCAGTTTATTCAGGCTGATGCATACCCGCTTAGAGACTTCTTAACTAGAAATGAATTATACGCTCAAAATACATCAGCTTCTGGTGGTTTTGGTAACCCAACACCTGGTCCCATAACATTAATGTCTAGCATTGTATTACCAGCAGGGGTTACTATAACTGGCGCCAGTATAATGGTTGATCCTAGAGCTGGTGGAGCTATGACAGCTACTTTGGATCACTTTCTATTTTTTAATTTAGATCCAGGGTCTGTCTTAAACATAGCTACTATAGTTACTGGTGCCACCCCTATTGTTAGTATTTTTGCTCAAGGAGGGCTTGTCTTTAATACTGGCACTGATGTATTAGTTTTTGCTATCGTTCTTAATACTGGAAACGGTAATGGTAGTAGGTTTTATGCTGCTTCTATAAGCTATACTACGCCAGATTGTAGGAGTACCATATAAAATGGCACGCGAGTATGTACGCCATGTAGGTGAGCAAGCTGTTCAACAAACGCCCTTAGATCAGATGCAGTTGTTAGCATCTGCTCAGGTTAATAAGGGCATGATTACTATTATGGACCCCGCGGATATAGACCTCGGTGCGTTAGTGTTAGCGAAGAATGCGCGTGTACGTTATGATAAAACATCGCGTAGAAATGGATACTCGTTATTTACTCCAACGGCTCCAAATGGTCGTAAGGTATTAAAGTTAGTACATTTTAAAAATATCACTGGACAGGAATTCTTATTTAGGATATGCAGAGATTCCGTTCATTATACAGATTTAAGCGCCTGGACAGCAGTTACAGCTACTAATTTAGTAGGTGGTGATACTGACAGAATATGGGCTGCTGTTGGTTATGATACTGTACCTCAGGATTATAGAGTTTACTTTTGCAATAATGGTAAAAACAAGATCCAGCAAATTAGGTTAACTGGCGGTGGTTCTCCATTATGTGAAGATGTTGATACAGGATCAGCTAGTGCTATTGCTCCAAAAGCTAAGTTTGCGACTATATTCTCACGTAGAATAGTGGCAGCTATGGACCCTAATACAGCCTTAGGGCCTATCTCAATATATTGGAGTGGGGATGCTAACTTTAAGGACTTTGATCCTGTTCAAGATGTATCAGCAGGTAACACACCATTACAAGAATCACCAGGAGATAGATCAGATTTCATTACAGGTATATTAGCTTTTACGAATGTAATGATTATACCAAGAGAGAAGTCAATATGGTTAGCAACAGCTACACAAGATGGTTCTAATCCATTTTACTTCTATGGCGCCGTACCAGGAATAGGATGTAATGCTCCATATTCTATAGCTGTTATTCCTGGTGGGATGTGTTTCGCTGATACACTTACAGGCTCCGTATGGGCTTATAGTTATACATATAACTATGGTTATGTGTCTGGCGCTAACGCTCCTGAACGCATAGGTTTACCAATTGAGAAAGATTTGATATCTAATATATCTGATCCTTCTCAAATATTTGGTAGCTATAGTGAATTAAATAATGAGTATTCATTAGTTATACCAATAGTAGGAACCAATGTAAGTAGGATATGGACATTTAATTTTAAGAATAAAACATGGGCGTATATGGAGAAATTGAATGTATCTGAAATGGCTGATTCAGGTAACATTACAGCTGTTACATCTATTGGTGGATTGACAGGTCTTATATCTCAATTACAAGGTAACATTAACCAATTATCTACGTTAAAAACAACAACATCAACACAGTTATTTGGGATGACTGACGGTACTATTCAGCAAGATGACAGCACTACAGATACAGATGCAGACGGTGATTATGCGATGGATATACAAAGTAAGGATTTCGTTTTCCCAGCTATAGATACATATGCATCTGAAATTAGGATAGAATATGTGTGTCATATAGCTGGAGCAATTACTCTTAAGTATCATAAGTGGGGTGACCCACGTGATGAATCTACTTGGATTACTGCTAAGACAATTATACCTACTAAGTTAGAGGAACCACAGTTATTAAGGTATCGTAGGAATATCAAAGCTAGACGCTTAAGATGGAGATTGGTAGCAACAAAAGGTGTATTTGATATACTCTCTTATGAGGTACATGTGTACCCTGGGGCTGAAAGTAGGAGTACAAGATAGTTATATGACTATTGCAATTCATGACACCGTGCTTACGTGTGAGTGTGATGAACCAGAAGGTATAGTTAACAGATCAATATACCCTATGATTCTTACACCACGTGCCCTTAAGGAGTTTTGGGAACGTGCTCGTCATCACAATACTCTATTTTCCGCTGATGTACGTGGTGACTTTAAAACATTCTTAGAGTTGTTCCTGCATGAGTTACCATCAGGTGACATAGAGTGTCATGGATTATTTTGGGTAGTTGATGATTATATTGGTGTGTATTACATGACTGATATTAAGCCCGGCGTAGATGCTCAGGTTCATTATTCATTCTTTGATGGGCGTCATAAAGGGCGTGTAAACATGTCACGCATGTTATTGAAACATGCATTTGATGAATATAAATTTCATCGTCTTAGTGCTAGTATACCGTTATATGCACAGCCCGCTCTCATGTTTGTAGAGAAAATGGGCTTTAAAAAAGAAGGACGCAAGCGATCATTTGCATGGCATAACAACCAGTGGTTTGATGTTAACCTATATGGCATTCTGAGGGATGAAGTCTAAGGAGCCTAAATGCAACAAATCAAAACTGCTGGTGGGACTGGAACAGGTCTTGGAAAAGACTTGGCTGGCATATTTGACACTGGCATTAATACGGGTACTTTTGGTACTCGTAACCCTGCTGGTGGCAATGCTATTAACTCTACCACTGGTATCTTCGGTGTTCTAAATGATATATTAAGTGGTGGTGGCGGGAAGATAGGTGGCTCACTGAGCGACCTAATTAGTAGAAATCAAGCTAAGGACGTTGCTGATATTCACCAACGTTATGGTGCAACTAGCTTAGGTACTCCTGGCGCATTCGCTGAAACTAATTACCGTGCTCGTGCTGCTCCAGAAGCTGCTACAGCTATTGGTAACTTACAATTATCTGCATTAATGCCTCTATTACAAATGATTACTGGCTTCGGTGGTAAGGATGTTGCTCAGACTTCACTGTTTTCACAGCCTAATCCGTGGATAAGTGGTCTAGAGGCGTTAAGCGGTGCTGCTCAAGGTGCTGGAGCACTAGCTACTGGACTTAAGGCAGGAGGCTGAAAAATGGGCATAACTGTGTTACCCGATTGGGGTAAGGATTTGGGAGAATCCTTAGCTGGACTTGGTAAGGGAGTAAGCCATATTATTGATCCATTGGTAGATTTCCACACTAAGTTTGCTGAACAGTATGCTGCTAACCCAGAAATGGGTGATAATCTAGCAGGACATGCATTTGTTAATGAAGGTGATTTGGGTGCTGCTGAGAAATTCATACCTAAGAAGATACTTGCTGACATTAAGAGCAAGGCAGCTAAGGGCAATGTGCCTCCT